TATCACCATTAGAATTAACACATTTGTAGTTATTCTTAGTATTTAAGACTTTATCGCCTACTCGTATTAAATACTTTTTTACATTTTCCTTCTTCTTTTCTAAAAGAATTTCAATCTCATTGCCATCATTGAACTTTGGATTATAGATATCCTGAATTTTTGTATTGATGTTATAACAGGACAATTCTCCCTTTAATCTCATAGGAACACAAACTTGAACTTCCATGATATCTTTATATTTCTCCATTTCGCTCTGAAAATGTCTTATGATGTTATTTGAGAGAGATTCCTTATTTCCGGTAATATCAAGTTCCATATCTTTTAACTCACCCAAAACTACATTTCCGTCGAAACTATTTGCGAAAATTTGTTCCTGTGATGCTACTTTAATTGAAGTAGGAATAATCCCACTCATGAGAGCTTGTCTATGTGGTTTAGTCAATTTCACAACAGGTAATACGTCACTATCCAAAATATCAGCAAATACTTGACAATTTCCAATTGGTGTCAACTGTTGAACATCACCCATGATGATAACTTTTGCACCTGATGGAATTGCTTCTAATAAAGATAAAAATAATGTTCCGTTAATCATAGTAGCTTCATCTATGAGTACTATATCCACCGCTAGTTTATTTAGCTTATTAAACATGAACTGACCATTTTGATAACCCAATGCTCTATGGATTGTACTTGCTGGAAGTCCTGTAGCTTCAGTAATACGGACACTCGCCTTTCCTGATAATGCACAAGCCAAGATATTATAATTATCATATAGTGAACAAATTCCATTAGCAGTACTCGTTTTACCAGCACCGGCCAATCCAGTAAGTGCCATTACATGATTATCAAGACTTAATTTAATAGCAGCTCTTTGTTCGTTTGTAAATGTAAATCCCTGTTCATCTTCTACTTTACTTACTATACTTTCCCAATTTCCAATATTGAATGACTTCGGAACATAATCCATATGCAATTCTGACTCTGAAACAATTGAGTCATAGGTATCATCTTCTGTTTCAGTTTCAATAATTTCGATATTACCTATCTGTAATCTGATTAGTTCTGACATAATTCTATTCTCTAAATCATAGAATTTTTTTAAGGCAATTTTAGTACCGTTATCCAAAACAACCACATCATTATTTTCAATCATCAACTTTGCAGTTGAGTTCACTACTTCTTCCGGAACAAAACCAAGAGTATCGTACAATGCTTTCATTAATTCTTGATAATTCAGATAACTTTTTCCTAATTCACCTTGCTCGTTTAAATGGTGTAATAAAAATCCTTTAATTCTACGAATATCAAACTGACCAATGCCAACTTTACATGCCACTTCATCAGCTTTTTTGAATCCGACACCGTCCACCCTGACAAGGTCATATGGATTATTTCTCACAACGTCAATCACTGTATCTGGTGAATGATAAAAATCAACAAGTTTCTTGATAAATGTATGAGTCAAACCTAACTGTCCCAATTCCATATAAATTGCACTGTAATCTTTGGATTCCTCAAACTCGTCAATCATCTTCAAAGCTACTTGATTTCCTATTCCTTTTATTTTCATCAAGGATTTAACATCTCTATCCTCTAAAAGTTTGATTACATCATCATATTCGTCAAATAGCTTATCTACCAAGTTCTAGTTCAGTACATTTTTCAAGAACTCTTTCTGTTTGTCTTTACTTGATATATCTATACATTTACTGATATATACTATTTCGTATGTATTCCCATACTGTTCATGTACGTCTGCTAATTTACAAAATACCTTATACGTTGTCCCAAACTCCAAACTACATGTATTTCCTTTTAATTTAATCTGATCCATATCCTCATTACAATTTTCTAAGGTTTTTGTGATATTAGCTCTGAATATTGCAAATTCATTAGACTCCACTTTTTTCACATACTTAGGAAATATAATCCAATCCAGCGTACATTCGAATTTCAAGATTTTCTCTTCATCCATTAACAAACCTCACTTTCTGGTATAAGAGATTTTCCATTTCCATAATTTCTAAAAACAAGATCGTACTGTGTAATTACTTCATTTTCTCTAGTGATATCTGCTGCTATTATGTTTAATCCCTCATCATCTTTTCCAATAATTTTTTTACTAAATTCTTTTTCTGTCTTGATTACATCAATGATATCTCCATCTTGTAGAGGTAGAATTTTAAATACATCTTTTCTGACCTTCTGATACTTTATTTCTCCGTTGTTCATGTTATAAATAATAATATTTGGAGAAACTACATTTCTTGTATTTAGAACAAACCATCTATTAATTGGCAAAGTTTCATCTCTATATCTAACTTCATTAAATTTTGCTACCTGCGTTGCCATAATTTCATATGGATTAATATGAGTATCTTCTAATGTGTCAAATATTAATAGCAATGCTTTTTTGTAGTCTAAATTGTTATAAGACTTACCTGATTTAGATAATTCTGAGCATTGAATAATTATTTGCTTTACCACATCATCTGTAATCTTCTTATCAAGTGTTGTGACAGTTATTTTTTCTTTCCCATACAGCACAGTAAAATAATCTCTAAATGATAACAACTTCTGAGTCTTTCCATATACAGAACAACAATCAGCTATCAAATAACCTTCTAAAACTTTTTTGGTGATTCCATGAGCATTACACTTTTCCAAAAATTCATAGAAGTTTTGGCTATTACACATAAAATCAAATAGAACATTTGGCGTTTCATCCACCTTATCGGGTGTTTTGTCTAGGAACATTTCTATTCTTTTTTTTGCTTCTGATATGTAATAATCCTTATCTAAATATTCTGGAATCTGTACATTATGAATGTCGCCATTTTCGATGAACAATCTGTTTGGTGTATCTGCAAATTGTTCGTAAGACTTCAATCCTTTCTCCACTTTCAATTTAAAAATTCCACCATCCAAATTTCGATTACTTGCAAAAACTCTATGTACCTTTCCGCTTAATTGTTCTCCGTTAATTTTTCTTACCTTTACGGAACCATCATTTTGCTTTTCATTTACCCTCATTCCATACCAAACTTCTTTATACTTAGCTGAAAGTTTGATTACTTTTTGGAATTTAATAAGTTCAGTACATTCTCTCACGGTCTTTTCCACCGGTATTCCATATACTAGAAAAGCTCTGACAGAATCGTTCAATATTGGACATTCGTTATCAATTGGATTATTAAACTTAACCATTTTTCCTTTGCATTCAATCTTTCCATTCTTCATAACTGCAATATAGTTATTAACATTTGATTGAATTAGCTTTGTATATTCATCAATCTCAAACTCCATATGTAATCTTTTACCGACTTCATTTGTGATTTCAATTACCTTTTCTTTCATTTCTTCATTATTACAAAGAACGAAAATACCATCTGTGTTAGTTTGCAACAGTCGACAATATGGTTCCAACTTATCAATTAAATCCAAAATAAACATCTGACCAAATATACAAGTTAAATTTGCCATAAGTGGATCATAAATAGCCGAGTTTCTATCCTTTGAAGCACCGTATATACCGTTAATCATTGGCTTCAAAGCTTTGTTTTTTGAGTTTCCCTTTTCTTTAAGCTGCAATCTGAAATCTCTCATCTTTCTAAAGTCGTCAGGATTCATAAACTTTCTACTTAACAATTCATACTCAATATCCGTTGTGGGATACATACTGGAAACATCCGCATGCAAAATAATTCCTTCAAATATAGACTCTTTATCATCAGCTCCATGACACCCACCCCAAGCAAACACGTGAGGGATTCCTGCTACATTACAACTCAGCTGATTATTATGCTGGTTATCTTCGGAACGAAGGTGCTCTTTATATCTCCAATTCTTGGGATTCATATACCATTTTGGAATAAATTCGTACTTATCTGAAATTTGAATAGTATCGGGTAATCTAATTAAAAATTCGTCATCCGGAGTATGTTGGTCTACAGCATTTAATACCTTTTCCGCTAACTGTACTTTTGTCCTACTTACATTTTCCAAAGGTAAATTATATAATTCAATAATATCTAATTGACCTTCAAAATCTGACCAATTTTCTTTAAGTACTTTTTTTAATTCTTTCGTATCGTGTAAATTATAAAATTTAGTTTGTTCTATTTCTTTATCTGTTAATGGTCTATCAATATTAAAGTCAACTTCTGTTTCCCTAATATCATCTCCCATATAAGCCTCAAGTTGTTTTAATGACTTATCTTTTAAAACACAATCATAATCATACAACTGATATTTCTTATTATTTTTAACAACTTGAAATACTTTTTTTCCTTCCTTGATAATTTTATCATTAACAAATCCAACGTTCATTCCATCAAGAATACCCTTAAAAATTCCAGTGTCGTACTGTCTTCCGTTATACGAAACAAAAATATCTTCTTTGTGTTCATTGTAAAATTTTATAAGTTTCTCTCTGTTATTTACAATCATAATTACTTCATTATCATTATTGAAATTTCTAAAATTTACACAAAACCAATTTATTTTTGAATATACCTCAAAATCATAAATCCATATATTAAACGTATACTCTATTTAACTCACCTCTTCCTTGTATTCCCATATAAATTCACCTGCGGAAGATTGTTTACCATTACAACATCTACAAATTCCACTTCTGTTGATTCCTGTAATCTTTTCTGCCTCTATTGTACTTTTAAAAACATTTAATGTTTTTCCGGATGTATTTTTCTGTAAAACTTCTTTTGCCTTTTTATTTCTTTTGTCTGTAAAATTAAAATTCGGAATTTCCCCATCAAAACACCAAACATATCCATAAGATTGATTAAAAATTCCGTTACAACATCCAGATATATTCGATGATGTCCCATACAATAAACTTGCCTCTCTAATACTTTCAAATTTTCTTATTAGTTTATGAGATTTTATATCATATTGGCATATACCTTTTGCCCTTCCATTCATAATTCCTGTGAATTTACCAGAATGAGCTTTTGATATTTTCTGTTTGGTAATTTCAGAATGATTGCTATTTTTACCACCAGATTTCAAATTATATCCATACTTACAATTATTAGTTTTATACTTTTTAATCAATTCTTCTTCTAAAATGTTCGCCATTTCCAAGTTGATATTATCTACTAATAAAATATGTTCAAAATTTTCCCAACCATGTTTTTGTATTGCATTATAAAAGTATCTACTATTATGGTAATATGATCCATTCTTTCCAAACCTTCTATTTATGTCATTCTCAGATGTCTGACCTATGTATAACTTGCCATTTTTCTTGTTCACATGAACATAAATCTTATAAGATATAATTTTCATTTCCTCCTTATTAACCGAATCCAAACCCCTGTACCTTGTTACTTTTTCTAAACGACCAATCTTCTACTAAAACCTGTGCCATTTTTCCATTTTTATTATCTATTGAAAATCTACCGATGATATCAAATTCAATGTTTTCTCCAACAGCCAGGAGTTCCTTATAATCTGCACTCAGGGAACTTCCTTTTGTTTGCTTCGTAAATTTTATGTTGTGATACTCAAACTCAATTTTATTCTGTTTACTACCAAGTAAGTTTAAGTAGTATATATTACACGGTACATTCTTAATTAGGAAAATAGGTTCACTGACTGAATTTCCCCATATGTCATCATGTTTTGCTACATTTTTAATTATTTGATCGTGTATGATATCAGCTTCATAGATTCCGTAAATATGATATGTAGGTTCATCTATTCTTTTCATATTAGAAAGAACCTCAAATAACTTATTTGTATTTTCAAAAGTAATCTGACAGCCGAATGCTCCTGGGTGGCCATCAACCTTACTAAATAACTTTGTTTCTTTACACCACTTGTTAAAGTCTAATATTTCACATTTGTCATACCCCCTACCACTACCTTTGCAAACATCACCTTTTCTTCGCATTAGTAAACACGGTCTTTGATATTGATCTGCTAATTTATTTGCAATTAAACCAGTGGAATTG